GTGAGTGATTGTTTGATTGGTTTTTTGATTTAGTATTCCGCGACCCTGATCTTGTCGCCAGTATACCAATCCTGAAGCCCGGACCATTCCGCGAGCGTCGAGAAATCCGACACGCTTGCGTTAGGCCACGCTTCCTTAAAACCGTCCGTCGAATAGTCAAACGGCACGAAACAGAAATTCGCGTCTTCCTTGGTCAGCGCCTTGGCGTCAGGGTCCCACAGAACCGCAACGCCATCATCAACACCCGCGATGCGGATTTCCTGCTCGAACGTGGAATCGTCCGCGTACTCGGTCAGGATGCGCCAGTGACCAATACCGGCAGCTACCTGCTGGTCTGCTGCCTGAAAATAGATACCGGCCGCGTCCGAGCGGTTCTCGATGTAGCGAATGAGCCCCGCGCGAATATCGGCGACCTGCACATCGGCGTCATCGTCAACCGGGACAACCTTGATGCTCGGGCGCATCTGGCGGATGTCGCCCGTAACCTGATGCACGAATTGCGGTAGCTGGTTGACCGTGAGACACGGCCTCGATTCAGCCCGGCGATCCTTGAGGGACGATGCGTCCCACTGACCATCGCCGCCGACCAGAAATTCCAAATCTTCGTAAGCCGCCGCGATATTGGCGCGTTCCTTCTCGTAAGCGCGATCCCAGCGCGAGCGGGCTTCCTTGAGGATAGTAGCGTGTTCGTCCTTGTCGGCCGACTCGTCTTTCGACTCGTCCTTGTCGTAGTCAGCCATTCAAGCTATCCGCCCTGCCATGCTTCGCGGCCAGCGCGGCCGATCCTGAGTTTTGGAGTTTCAAGTTTCCTTGCGCCCATCGAGTCAATCAGTTGCCCAATCAACCCCAGCGCATCCACCTGGTCGTCATGCTTGCCGGCGGGGAAACTCAACAGCTCTGCCCTGAATGCCGGGTACCAAGGCGCATTGATCGGAACGTAAAGCCCGCGCATCGCCATCAAGCCGCGTATCGGCTGCGCCCTTACGGCCTTGTCGGACTTCGACGGAATCTGCCTGCGATAGACGTAAGCGCCACGATCCTTCGCGCGCTGTTCGATAAATGGACCAAGGGCTCCAAGAATCTGCCCGTTCTCCTCGCCCCATTCGATCGGCTTCCACTCCGTAACCTTGTCGCACCAGATATCGATCCAGCGCGCGGAGTCGGTTTGACCGCGCCACAGATCGAGGAGGTACATCCGCCCCTCGGGATCAACACCGACGACGACATGAACCGTGTAATCGCCGCCATCTGCGGTTACTGCGTAGTCAGACGCCCCGTAAATCCGAAGCGAGCCCCTATCGGGTATTTCCGTATAGGGCCTGAACCACTCAGCCTTGAAGTAATCGCCGTCTTCGGGAGCCGGTCGCTGCTGGTAGAGCGCCGACCACGTTCGCGCCGGCGTATTCTTTTGCAATTCAAGAACCTGCGCGCCGTAGCCGTAGCTATCGTCCCAGAGCGGTTCGCCGGGCTTGCGCCCCAGCGGGTCGTTCTCCTCCGCAATCGCCGGAAGGCTGACTACATGCCAATTGCTATGATTGAGCGCCCGGCCCGCTAGATCGTCCTCATGCCAGCGCGTCTGGATGATGATTTCACGCGCGCCAGGAACGAGGCGAGTCCGGAAATCGTTGATGTACCAATCCCAGATGCGATCCCGGATCAGTTCGCTATCGGCGTCCTGCCTAGACCGGATCGGATCGTCGATCAGCCCAAACTTCGCACGAAAGCCAGCAATGCCCGTGCCGACACCGGCCGCGTAATACTCCGCGCCGCTTGTCAGCGCCCATCGTCCAGCCGCTTGGCTATCAGCCGCCAAGGACGCATCGAGAATCAAACTATGCTCGGAAATGAGGTTGCGGACCCTGCGGCCCCATTTCTCAGCAAGTTCCGTTGTGTGCGATGCCGCCAGAATGTTGGCGTTCTGCTTTGCAATCAGCCACGTTGCGAACAGAACAGACGAGTATGTGGACTTCGCAGAGCCGGGCGGCATGAACACCGCCAGCCTGTTCAGGTCTCCGCGCTCTACAGCCTCCAGCGCGTCAATCAGAAGCTTATGGTGCGGCGCGGGCTCAAACCCGCATAGCCTCGCATATTCAGTTAAGCTGCGACGGATCGAGCGCCGGTTCAGCAGTTCCTTCGCGGCCTGCTGCGGCGATACGCTCAAGTTCATTGTCGCTCAATTGCTCGACCGTATGCTTGTGATGCACCTCGGTCTTGTCGCGCCAATCGTTCGCGCGCCTGTTCTTCAGCCAGAAGATCGCCGCTGTCGTATCGGGCGGCACATGTTCCTTGTACGAGGTGGCAGTCACAACACCCTGGTAGCTGCTGAAATGAACCGCGTCGTAGGTATAGCCAACAGCCTTGTGATACAGACTGCGCTCTACGCGTTCATCAGCAGAGGATTTGCCACTCTTTAGGGCCTGACAGAAATCAGGGAATTGCGCCTTCCAGCGATAGATCGTCCTATCCGAAACATCAAAGTATTCAGCCAGTTCGGCATCGGTCGCTCCATTCGAGCAAAGCGCTTCTGCCTCCTGACAAAACTCCGGCTTGAAATCTGTCGGCCTTCCCATGCTTTGGGCTCATGAATGCAAAAACCCGCGCGATTTCTCGGTTTAAGCCGACTAGAAAACTAGCAAAGCTTTCCAAGACCACGCGCCCATGTAAGCGGGTCTTTTGCCGACTTCGACAAATTACATGGGCCACATAAAATCTGGAGATTTGACGGCCAGTTTGACCCACCCTTAGACAAGGGCTGGATATGATCAACGTGCCGCTCTTTCCTAGTTACCCTTCTGCCACAAGCAGCACATTTTCCACGCTGATCCGCTGATATTCTATCAATATCAGTTTTTGAGTGGAACCCCTCTGCCCCACGTTTGCGGGCGGCCCTATTGCGATCCCTAGCGCGCCTACCTTCAGGATTACGCCGATCCCGTTCGCGCCGCGCTTCAAGGTCCTGCAAACGAAATCGCTGTCTATTCTCCAAAACTTTCTCAGGATGTCTTTCGCGCCAGCGTTTCTGATTTTCGCGTCGCTTGAAGGGGTCCCGGCTTTTCGAAGACCTCTTTTGCCATTCCTTAACTCGATCCGGGTTCTTGCTCGCGTACAGCCGCTTTCGCAGTGTTTCCCGGTGGCCGTTTTTAGCTCGATCCTTATTCTTCGCTATGCGCGCGCATTCAACACACAGCCCATTCGAAACAAGCCTCTCACAAACATGAGAGCGCTTACAAGCGTGACCGGTGTAAAATCGAGAACGACCGAGTGCTCTCGCATCTTCTCTTGTTTGAATGACATAGACGCCCGTCATGGCGCTCTACACTGATTGGCAATTATGCCAGCGTGGGAAATGTGGGGTGATTTGGTGCGCACTGACAAGCCCCTTTAGGTGCGCACCTATTTTCTGCGTTCGCTCGCCAGATTCCAGAACACCGCCAGTTCATCCAGGCATTCGAAGAATACTCGCCGAACATGCGCTACATCGTTCCGCTCAATGGACGGTGAGATTTCCTTGAACTTCAGCCGGCCGACGAGGATTTTTCGCACCAGCGCGTCCCCTCGCCGCCCCAGTACCCGCCCGGCCTCGCTCAGTTCCCGTACAGCCGCAATCTGGCGGTCGCTGATGGGCTCCACGATGCCACCGCCCCCGTCTACTGGCTCCTTGGTGGTATCCATCGCCTTGACGCTGCCAATCTGCGATTGCTCGGCGAAACGCTCGTATTTTCGCCCAGCCTGGAATTGCGCGTCGTCGATCTCCTTGCGTGCATGGAGATGCCCAAGCACATCATCCCGAAGGGAACGGACGACGCGGGATTTCTCCCCGTTCTGACCATAGGGATCATCGACAACAGCAGGCGCTACCCTGGCATTAATCGGAAGATCCGACGCCATGCGGTCATAGATAGCCGGTCCAAGCTTTCGTGCCATTCCAATTCCTCTTGCCAGCGCGGTCATGCCGTACCTTTCGTGCTTTCGGCGGAGGTCTCCACGGCTGCTTCCACCGTCCACCCGCGGCCAATTCGGCGATAAGCGTGCGTAGCCTCAATAACCGACCCGGCCACGCGAACTGCCTGAGCAACCGTCATTTGTTGACCCCTATAGATAACCAACCGATTGTTGCGCTTGTTGTTTTGCTGTTCGATGGAGGATGCCCACCGGACATTGCCGGGCTCGTACCCACGCGCATTGTCAATTCGATCTAACGAATAATCTGGACTCGGTTTCGGCCCAATGTGTTCAAAAAACAACGAGAGTCCGCCCCTGCCGGCCGCGCCCTCGACCCAAGCATCACAAACGGTTACGCCGATCGCACCGTACCTCGCATAATCCCCAGCCTTTGGATTCCGGCAGCGAGAAATCATTTTCCGCCAAGTATCTGCGAGCTTTCGCTCGTCGGCAGAATATCTCTGCTTTCGCGGTTTACCCGTTGGCATCGGATGAGACTTCCGCCATTCACGCATGTACTCAGCGTGACAATGCGAACAATATCGGTGCTTGCCGGACCGAGGCCGTTCGTTGCACTTACAGCATTTCATGCGGCCACCCCTTCCTCCGTTTCATGTGAAGCCGAGACCGCGCCGTTCAAAGTTGAGTACCGTTGAGTTTCACGATCAAAACTCATCCGGACCTCGCCTTTCTCTCCGCTTTCCTCAAAGCGGCACTTGGCTATACGGACTACACTCTCGTTGACGTATTGATTTGGCCGGTCGATGACGACGCCGTGGTCACACTTGTTGTACCAATGGGCGCTGCCCTCGATGTCGTATAGCGTCGGCGGCCGGCCTTTGCCGTCCTTCCCGACTTCCTTGGTCGGATGCGCCACGACGATCACAGCCACATCGTAGAGGCGCGCGAACCGCTTCAGAGCCCGGATAGAGCGGCCGATATAATCGGTCATGGATTCATCACGCCGGCGCGCGTGCTCTACCTCATTCCACGGATCAATCACCAAGCACTGAATGCCATCGCGCAGGACAGCATCGGTCGCCTTGTCGATGATCCATTCGAGGTCGAAATCCTCGTCTTCCCGGCCGGTCGGATCGGAATCGATGAACACGAACCGATCATCGATAAACGCATCGACTTCCGGTTTGAAGGCGCTTGTACCGCCCTTGATGCGCCGAAGCTTGCTGCGCAAATGGGGGACCGTTCGCATCTCGGGAGAGAACACAGCAGCGCGCCACCCGTGAAGGCTGGCCGCATTGCACAGGAGATTCAGAACCCAGGTGCTTTTCCCATGCGACGGGATGCCGGTGACCACCATGAACTCGCCTGCGAAAAGCTTCAGGTTTTGGTCAAGCGTCCACCACCCGGTCGAATAGGTCTGCAATGGAGGCAGATCGGGATAGTCCGAAAGCCGATAGAGGCCCCGAACCGGATATGGCTTGGCGGCATTCAGAACAGCCGCAACCGTCTCGGCGCCATGCTTCATCCGAACATCGTTCAGATCCTTGCAATCGGCCGGAT